AACTTAGAGATGATATCTCCTTCACCTTCAAAGCCAGACACAGAAGCAATGTACATTTCGAGTGGAAATGCTTTATTAAATTTGTATTGGGCTTCTCCGAACATTATGTTTTTATCATACTGCTCTCGGGGAATGTAAATCATATCCCTACCCATAGTCTTGATGATCTCTATGGAGAGATCTTCAATTATGTTCTGTTCACCTGAATAGTCTTTGAAGTAGGGATTATGAGCCATTTTATCCGACCATGAAGTTTATTGGGAGTTCGTATTCGAGTTGCACTTGTTGTTCTATTAACTGAATTTCGTTTTGTGCATCTGCAACAATTTCTGCACCACGAAGAGTAACACCACCGGGAAGTTGAACACCAGTAAACTTGGACATGTTCATACCCCATTGTCTCTTGATTAGAGCGGTGACATATTTCTTGAGAAGACGATCATTATAGATCTCTGTGAACTTATCTGGATCGAGAGTAACATATGCTTCAATCAAAAGATTTGCATTTGCTGCCAATTCTTCTTTCCAGTTCATATCAACATGAAGTTTGTTTGTAACCTTACTGAAGCGAATTGCTTTTTCTGGTTGGAACATGTCTTGAATCATATTGATATACCGCTTGGTGCTATCGTATTGAGCAAGACCCATATTACGGCTAGACATTAAATTGGTATTGATGCCAAAGTAATCTGTTAGTGCCATCTGGTATCGAACATCAAACATGGAGATATTACTGAATGGACCAAACTGAAATAACTTGACGACAGAAACAATGTCTTTACCTGTTGGACCATCACCACCGAAACCATTTACTGGACCCAAATTATCGGTGTCGATATATTGATTGGTAATATCAGTTGCGGTAACTGGATATAAGAAGTATGCTTTTTCGACACCATCAAAGTGACGCTCTGAGAAGTATTGTAAAGCATCATCTAAACGATCTTCACATTGCTGCCAATCTACATTGATATCTACAACTGGTGCGCCCAGTTGTCTCAATGAATATTCAATAAGGGTTTGTCTTGAACTTGGTGATGCCATAAATTCTCCTTATAGGTATTTATGGCATTTACCAAATTACTTTAAAGGTTCTGAATTTAATTTGTTCTCTTGTTGAGCAGCAAGTTTTGCTTGTTGCTCGTCCATAGCCTTCTGCATTGCTTCTGGCATTTCTGGAAGAGTAACAGGCATTTTGTTCAGATCTTCAAAATTGATATTTTCAATGTAGTACTTACGAGTAATTGGTGGAATTGCTTCGTCTGGTTTGCTTGCGGAGTAATTAGTAAATCCAGGCATATTGATTGGGCAATTTAACTTTGGATAGTCCAGTTTGCTATAGTCGGAACCGTTAGCAACCAACCAAGTACCTTGTCTGTCACCACAACCACATCCACCACAGAAGTACTGTCCTTCGGTTTTACTCTCTTTTAGATGCTCACATGGTGGAACTACACCATTTAGATGCTTATCACCAAAGCAACTAAGAACTCGTAGTTGTTTTGTTGCTTTATTAATCTTCTTCTCGGTTAATCCGCGAGAAGTAAGAGACATAGCAAAACTTTGTATCATTCCAACTTTTCTGGAAAATACATTCTTATTATCTGGTATAGCAACTGTTCTAAATTCGACAGGATTTGGTTTGCTCGAACAAGACTTATCTTCGCTCATAATATATTACTCCAATTCAATTCTTCTTATTAAACGAACATTAACTTGAGATGTTCTGGGTACTAAGTATATAGACCCGTAATTAGACTTACTATAACTTTGACCAAACATAAAAGATTGTCCTTTAAAAATCTGAGAATCTATGTTATATGTTGTGGCAGATTGTCTCTCAAAATATGGTGTGGATGTTAAGTATGTACCACTACTCATTGATTTGAATGCTTCTGGAATAAAGAAGCCATGATTTAATTTATAGTTAATGAATTCTAATTCATTCTTTGATGGCAAATACCATCCAGAAAGTCTAGAATCATTTCTTAATTTCTCCATCGATTTACTTTGTATTCCATAATATGTTTGATTATCACCATAAGTATTCCACAAACCATCATACATTGATGCTGGTATTATTTCTGTTGGTTCAAATTCATCATTAAGAATACCAAGATTATATTCATTTGGTGCAACTATAATTGCCCATCTCTTTTTGGTTGTACCATATCCAACAATATTTGGAATATATTCAACAGCAGAACCAGTAGTTGGATTACCATTAACCACAGATCCTTGTGTATTTAATGGAACACCGGGTTCAAAAATACCAACATATAATCCATCTTTATAATAAGTTAAATCAGAAGTTGGAAGAACATCTTCGGTTTGTATTGTTATTCTTGGTGCAAAATTATTGCCATTATCATTGCAATCTCCACCAAGTAGAGCATCACAGAATCCTTCAGGGCATCTACCACCTGATGTAAAATTACCGCCTAAAGCCACACATTCTGCTTGAGATATTACTACACAATTTGTTGTATCACCAGTACCACAGGTGCAACAACTTCCAAGCATTTGACTATTACATACATCCATGTCTGGCTCAACTACTGCATAGCAAGCACCACCATAGCACGAAATATCAAGTATGTCTGTGTATGAAACCAATGGTTGCTTTTCAAATTCCGTATCAGCAAGACCAATTTTTATTATTCTATTGTTTTCATCAACAGCAAAACAAAAATCATTTTCTGGTCTTTGATTATCTGGAGCCGCACCATTTATACTAGAACAAGAAACCAGTCTATATTTTTTATTTAATGGATAATTCATCTCGTTGTTTAGAGATTTGCATGTCATTATTCCATCTGCATCAATTCCACAAAAAGTATTAGCACCAAGAGATGCTTTGACAAATTGTTTCTTTGGTAAAGATCTAATAGTATCTCTTAAATCTTTTAATTCATCTAAGTCATTAATAAATGGAGAATAGTATTCAAAACTGTTGTCTAGTTTTTGTCCAACGAATCCAAGAGTAGCAAAATTAACTTGAATATTATTTTCACCATTTCCATCGGATTTAGGATTAACATAAACATTATGTTGATAAAGTTTTTTAAGTTTAGTATTTACACTTAATGTTTTAAACTGATTATTTTTAGCATCGTAAAATCTACCATAAATTTTTACTGAATTATCAAGAGCAATATAAGCACTAAATGTTTTTGTTGCTATTAAATCTAATACTCTAGGTAGTGGTGGAAATGATGGTGGAATTGGAGAATTTAATGGTGTTTGTGAAAACCTATTTTTAAATTTTTCAGTTGCAAAATATAATGGAACCGAATTACCACTTATCAGTGCAAAATACCCATCAGTCCATCTGTCTGGTTCTGGTGTTCTATAGTCATGAGCGTATCCACCGGGACAAAATTTAATAACTGTAGTATTGTCATTTGTACTAGCGTACTCATCACCATTTTTTGTCCATTCTAGGCTTGGTGCTAAAATCAAACTATAATATTGAGGATTATCTTTAATTTTTATTTGAAATACACCTTGATTTACGCCTTGTGCAAAACTTCCTGCAAAATTATTATCAAACCATTGTTTTTGTTGACAACGACTATAATCTGGCAACTCCCAACAAAATACATTTGTTCCATTTTCGCATGAATTTAAAACAAAAGTATTTGTTTCTGATATTTTACATTCATCTGCTGCTGGATTTGCTGCTCCAACTTGTTCAAAACACTTTCTTCCATTATTGTAAAAAGTAGAAGTATAGGGATATACTGCTTTTTCTGCACATTCTTTTTCACTACAAACATCTGTACAATTTGCATAAACAGTTCCGTCATCATTATATTCTGGATGACAACATGCTCTTTTCTGTCTATAATCTAATTGATTTGAGTTTTCTAGTGTACCAGAAATACATAATCTTTTTATTTCTGCATTAGCGGCAGATTCAAGAGATGGAAGTGTACAGTCAGAATCAAGTGTCCAACGACCACTAACGGATTGACACTCACACAAAGTTGTTTTTTGCAAGAAACTAGTAGCAGGACTAAAAGAACAAGCACAGCAACAACCCACACTCGATGGAGTAATATTTAAATTTGCATCGCACTCACCAGCAGTAAAATATCCATTTTGTAAATTGCAGTCAGAAATTGTAAGATCTGATGTTTTTGTTACATTATTTCCTTCTGCCGAATACACATAACAACAACCAGTTATTGTATTGTTTGTAACATAATCGCTATAATCTACTACTGTTTGTGATCTTGTTCTAAATTGAATTGACATATTAGCAACTTTCGTATGAACTACAATCAGATGAACATAGTATATCTACACAAATGCCTTCTGCTAGTTTAACTGTTTTTTGTTGTAATTGTGTGGATTGTGTGATTGGAGCAAATGGAGATCCAGAAGATTGTGTAGATGAAACTAGTCTACCAGTTTTTTCAATAGCTAATACCCCGGAATCCGGTGCCGTTGTGCATATCACTGGGCATACCGCTGGTGGTAGTTCACGACAACCATAATCTCTGTGACAAAACGGACAAGTACCACAATTCAAACAACTATTTCCACATGCCTCTAGATATGTTATCCAATAGTCTGCTGCTAATGGAATAACAATATTATCACTATATCCCATTGTTTGCACAAATGTGCTACCACCCATAAGTTGGAATACACCAGTATCATGATAGAATACTGTGGCAGTTCTAAATGAATCAATATTATATCTTAGGTTTCTACCAAAAATACCAAATTTAAATAAGTCAGTAGAAATATCACCACTGGCATAATCATAATCAAACTCATTCGGTTTTATTAAATATTTTTCTCCAATGTTTGCTAATGTTTCACCACCTCGGGGATAAATAGCAAGTTCATCTTGATTTCGTGGTGGATTAACTATTTTTTCTATTGGACCTAAAACAGGATAGTCATCTGTTGGTGCGGGCCCCCATTTAAAAGAATCTTCTGGTTCAATAGGGTCGAAACAACCTAAAGAACAACGACCTAACGGAAATCCAAAATATCTAGCCCCAGAAATTGATGAAAATCTTAATCCAATTCGATATGGATCAAATTCAATGCGGGGAGAGTGACACTCCGCATTAATATCATCATTTATATAACCGTGAATGTATTTTTGACTTGCGTTTACTCCAGCTCTCGGCGGCATTTGATCGATTAAACCATATGTTGCATTACCTAATGCAATTGCTGCATTCTTATAAAAACCATTATTACTAGGATCAGTTGAAAATGGTGTTTCATCATCCAATATTGGTTTAAGCCAAGTTTTAAGATTTCCCGAAAAAGTTTGAGAAACAATATCTCTTATTTGTGATTGTGAAAGTAGTCTTAAATTGAAAGTTTCATCTGTCCAACTGTTGTAGTTTGAACAGGCAGCATTACCTTGTCGATACTGATCTGTCCTTCTTCCCCATAGTGGAGGAAATGGAGCTGGTATATCATTATATGGTTCAATCTTGTTAAATGTTGCATCATTGGGTTCATTATCAAATTTAGTTCTAGGAATTTTTATTGGTTTTGTTTCATCGCACACTTTACAGTTTTGGAAATCTGCATAACCAAATCTATTAAGACATTCTTTTTTATTGTTTTCTGTATTTGTTGAAGAATATGCATAAGCACCAACAAAACGGCATTCATATTTTCCAGTAACAGCAAACCAATTATAGTTCAATTCTCGTGGGTATATGAATAATGATCTCTGATCTACTGGTGATGGTTTACCGGTCCAGTCTTCGGTAAAATATGGATTACCATTAACCAAATCAAGTTTTAATTGATATGTACCAGACTTAGTTGTTATTGTAGAATTATCTAAGATGCCTTCTTGTCCAATGGGTACACCGTTTAATGTCACATCTTCTAATAATTCCGCAAGGGCTGGGTCTACTAAAAATGCTGCTCTATATGGTGCTTCCATATTATGTTTAACATTTGCTAACCATTGTGGATCTGTATGTCCAGTTAGACCACCATTTCCATCAGAAATTGCTTTATTATCTTGTATTTCGGGAAAACACCAGAAACATACTGCGCTTTTTTGACAGTCTACTGGATCGCAGTTACATAAGTCAAATGACTCAGTTGGACATTCTTGATCTGCGGGTTGATCAGGTATTTCCTGGCAACTACAATTAAAACAATTCTCATAACAAGTTTTAGTTTTACATGTCACATCAGGAACACATTCACCATCCAACAAACCATTCTCTGCACATGTGCCACACACTTGTGAAGTAGTGCAAATAGTATTTTCACATTTATGACAAGTAGATCGGATACAATTCTGTGTACACGAACTGTTATCTGGGTATAATCCCACTTCTAGACATGTTTTACTTTGATCTATTTGTATAGAGGTACAATTACAACCATTAGTACCAGAATCACAACGATAACAAATATTTGGTTGACAGTCACATTTGATATTATCGCATGTTGTATTCTTACCCATATACACACCACCAAGATCACTGCACTCGGCTGGTGTTTCTACTGCTGTACAAGTATATGTTTCATTTTGATTTTGAATGCAACATGCACCCGGTGCTTTGATAAGATTACAGCAGGATGCTGTTGAACAATCATCAGCAGTAACACTAGTACCTTCGAGATATCTACAATGTTCATATGTTAATTGACCTAAACATTCACCATTTTTGCAGCAAATACTCGATGGTTTACATTGATTAAAACATAAACCGGATTTTGTAGTTTCAGTTGATATATTTGTTGCGCTATCATCTGGCCAGACACCATATTCTCCACCACATGTCAATCCAGATATAAAATAACCACCAACGGTTTGACAAAAATTTGGATCTATATCAGAAAGACATCTACCTTCAGAACAGCAGACACCATCGGGTTTAGTGGTATCGCCAACCGTGCATGAATTTTTATTACATGGAACTAAACCTTCAAATGTTCCTTCTCGTTCGTCGCAATATGACTGAGTAACATAGTCTTCGCAATATTTTGTATTGTCAACATCAAAGTAACAGCATGAACCACGCACACCGGGGCTATTAACTTCTGTAACACCAAATGCACGAGCCGTAAAGTTTGCTCTCCATACAGAATCAGAACTAGTTCTCCACATATGAAGAATATTTGTTCCGGGATAGAATACTGGTCCACTTGCTTCATCAAATACAACATCTGTTGGAAAATTCCAAACATCATCGCCCTCTATAACCAAAGTAACAGACATAATCTGACCGTCTGGAATTGATTCATATGTAAATGCTTTTATTCCAATTGGTGTTGTTAATTGATAAACTGTTGCTCTAGAAACATCTAATGTGATACCATCAATACCTACATCATAAAAATCATCTAATGATATAATTTTTTCACCACGGTGGATTGGTCCAACAGAAGCAATAGAATCTGTTATTTGAGCAACTACATTTCTTCCTGCGGTTTCTCCACCAAAATTTACATATCCATAGTTAGAACCACCAACACGATTTGCAGAAGTTGACACTTCTGGTATCAAATCTGTGGACATAATGTATGTTCTTTCTTTAACATACACAATCCTATTGTTTTCTGTAGAAGCAGAAATACCACCAGCAGTTGTATTTGCAGAGATGGTAAATCGTAGAGTTCCATCTTCCTCATAAGTTAAACCAAGCAAACCATTGGTTCTAAAGTTATAGAAATCTAAGGTTATACCACCACATACGCCCTTTAGTATTGGGTATCCGCCACCAATAGAATCAGCAGTTAATCCGGCATATATTCCGCTTGGTCCCTTTAAAGTTCCAGCAGAAGTTGAAGTTCCATCAGATAATACTAATTTAACTTCACCAGTATTTTGATCAACAACTACTTGAGTTATGTAATTGGAATTTAATCCGGTAGCACCAGTTGGACCGCGAACTGTTTGTACTGGACCTGTACTTCCTGTTGGTCCTATTGGTCCAGCCGCACCCGCTCCAGTTGTTGGATATATTGAACTGTAACCGATATTATTTGACATTAATTACTCTCTCATCTACACGAAGAACATGTGTACAAGGATTTAAAACTATATTCGAATTGGTTTTTGAAATCCTTGTTTTTAAAGTATATAGGAACCATGCGACATGCCCTGAGTTTGGCTGTAGAAGAGGACTTTAGCGAAGAAACCATCTTTCCTGTGCTGAAATCTTGAGTATATGCTCTGTGTGCTTGAGCCAGTTTATACTTTCTCCAAGTATCTGTTAATGGATCTCCAATTGTAACTATTCCTTCGAGTGTGTTATTCTGGGGATCATATGTTTTTGTGCCATATTCACCCGTTTGAAGTGTCTTGGAATCTAGTAATCTTCCACCTGTAGTAGAAGACCAATACTTAGAACTATTGGATATGGTTGCCCAACCAGCCGTTGCATTATTAATTAATCCAGTATTGATGCTATCCATGTTGTAATACATGATATTCAATTCAAGTGCGCTTGGAATATACCAATCAGAATAACCATTATATGATTCTTTATTCTTAGTGCTAATTTGATACAAAGCAGTATTTGTGTTGTTTATGGCATACCACATTTCCATATACTTAGATCTGAAGTATTCTGCATTTCTACCAATTTGATTTTGATCTATATTAGATTGCCAATATGAATATTTACTATGATTAAATCTCTGATATGCAAGTGGATCTATTGTTTCCAACTTACCATTAAGTGTGTAATTGTTGGCAATAAACCATGTATTTCGTTCGATGGATGTTTCGTCAAACAGTCTGGTATTTAACAAACCATCAAATACTGTTGTTCCATATGGAGCAAGGACATTGTTCTGCCATAAAGAGTTACTGTAATTCTCAAATCCGTCTGGTGTGCTGAAACCATTTACAGACATACTCATACCAAAAGAAATATTATTTGTAGTAAACTCTTCTGGTGCTACGATCAATATCCAAGCACTTGGAATTTCTGATCCATATACTTGTGATGCATATTGCTTATATGCTAGTGCAGGATTAAATCCATATTTCTTATAGTCTGAACCATTATCGTTACATGCTTTTCCAGAATCAGTAAGGCAAGCATCTGTTAATCTGTTATAGAATGTTAGATTAACTTTATCTACTACACCAGATAAAGATTTAACATCAGAAACATATACTTTACCGTTACTATTACTTAATGCGGAAAGATCAACATAACGAGATGGTGAGAAGTTAGAGCAGTTGCACTTTATAGATCCATTATAAACACCATTTACTGGAACATATCGTTTAATAGTTGCTGTTGTATAGTTTTCTATTTCTGAGATTACTTCGCCCTTGGCAAAATAACCATCAGTGTTAAAACCAATTGGAGGAGGATAGCCAACAAATCCAGCCACTATTCCACCTTGGAAATAATCACCAATTTTTAATCCGGCTGGAATTGATGCTCCTGCATCTGTTGCAACAGCGGCAAGTCGGAAGTTTATATCATTTTGAGAATCTTTGCAGCATTGAGAAGAAGAGCAAATGCTTCCAGGACCTTGGAATACACCACCTTCATCTGAACATTGTTTTGGTGTTGATTCATCTACACATTCATCAGCACCCATGCAGCACGCACCCAATAAACCATCAATACAACAATTTCTGTCATCACATGGAACTGCTTGATATTTTCCTTTTAATTCATTACATAGATCTTGTGATGCAGGATTATCTGGAAGAGAATAGCAATTTCCATTTACACAACATGATGCGTCTGTTAGAGAACAATTACTTGGGCATCCTTCTTCAAAGTCACCACATTTTACATTTTCATAGTATTTTCCAAATACTTTATCACATGTTTGTTTGTCTGTTTCTAAACAAACACCATTAACGCAGCAGGCACCACCAGAGTAACAATCGCCCGTTAGATATCGATTATTGCATGATTTAAAACTAAAATTTCCACTAATTGAATCACAAAAATCTTGTGAACAATAGTCAATACAAGAACGATGAACTATACTGGTTTGACCACTACTGCAATAACAACAAGAACCTATAATGGAATTTTTATAAGTTTGAGTGGAATATGTTATACCTTTACCAATAACATTTATTTCAACAGCACCAGTTACACTAGCGGCATCACCAATAGTAATTCCTTCTGCACGAAATGACAGTTTTGGATATATGTTATTATTTCTTGTATCTTTTACTGTTATGAAAACGCCTTGATCTGTTCTGTTAAAAATGCCACTAACACCTTGAACTAGTGAATAACTAGAACCAATTTGATTTAGTAAATTTAAAATATTATTGTTGGTATTAGTATTGATTAAATTAATATTAACCAAATCATCTGTATCAAATTGTGGCGTATAATCTTGACTTACTTTAAATTTAAATGTATCTAATGTTAAACCAAATAAACTTCCAGCAACAGGAGTTATTTTTGATCTATAATAATTTGTATTAGAATCATTAGTTGCATCTATTTTTTGTCCAGATCCAGAACTATCTGTGATGTACAATAGACTTCCAGTTTTTCCAACTCCGGCATTTGTTGTACCGGAAGTTGCAAGATAGAATGAATCTAAACTAATACCACCAGTTACTTCTCCAACTAATTTTATAGTTTTGAATTGTAATGAATATGGATCAGTTGAAGATATTTGTTTAAATATGCTTACGGCATCAGAATCAGATGAACCAGTAAATGTGATGGTAAAGTTTGGTTGCGGATCTCTATATGATGATCCTTTTGGTGCAGTGACTCCAAGGGAAAAGTAAGTATTTCCTTGGTATGTTATTCCTAAAGTATAGTTCTGAATTAAAGCAGAAACAAATTGAATACCAGTTGCACCAGTTGGCCCAGTAGCAGAATAACCAGTTATTCCACGAGGACCAGTAGGACCTGTAGGTCCAGTTGCATAGTTAACACCGGCTACAACTAAGTTATTTGGTATTGATGATGAACCGAATACTGGCATTATTGTTTATTCCTTAGAAGATCTGGAGTCTTCCATAATTTATATTGTTCTGATGATACATCTGGTACTACACCATCACATCTCAATGCTCTTATTGGTCTAACTTTAAGTTCTGAACTTCTTGTTTCTTTCTTAACTTTGAAGTTAGTAGAATCTCCACTAGAGTCAAAATAGAGTGCCCATGCAACTGAACCATGTTCTGGTTTTCCAGAAATATATACACCTTCCGTTGGAGAGGTTATATCAAATGAACCAGTTGAAGACCAATGCCAGTCATATAAAGGAACTCCACCATTTGATAATAAGTATGAATTAGTATTAAATCCATAATATGGATTTGTTGAGTCTGTAACAGTATTTGCAGCAATAAATGCTAATTCATCATGACTTGGGATATACCAATCTGTAAGTTGATTTGGATTTGCTGTTAATCCATGATTATTTGTATAGTCATCATTATCAAACAATTTCAAAGCACGAACTGCTGTCATATCTACACCAGATGTAAATTCATCAGATGTGAAATATGGTGGTTGACTGATTTTTAAATAATCTGCATTATCGGCAGAAAGCATACGAATGGTATTGTAAAGACCCCAGTTTCTGTTCCATAAACCATTGGAAGACTTTACTGTTCGTGTGAACAGTCTAGCAACTGGATCTATTCCATTTTTTCTGGTTGAATAGCAAGATTGGAAAGTTACATTTTTGATATTATCAAGAGATTCACCAGTTACACCGTAATAGCCTTCACCATATCTCATATATGAAGAATCATATGATTGAGTAAGATATGTGAAATCTCCGTATGTGTAAGTTGTAAGATTTAAAATTGGACCCCATGCATTACCATCACCATACCAAGGGAATGTATCATTGTATGCCAATTCTTCTGTTGGATTAACAGAATTTCCATTAACATCAACAGATGCTGGATATAGAGAAACTATAATATAGTATGAATCAACATCTTGCGATACGGCTGCAAGGCATGATTCACCAGTTACACCATATCCAACATAATCGTTTTCGCTTGTGTAATAACCGGCTCCAGTTTCGCCACCATACATGAATGATGCAGTTATACCTTGACGGGAGAATGCATGTGCGCCACCAAGTAGTCTGGATGTTCTTGGGTTGTATATTCCAACAACCATTCCACCACCAATCAAATCACCGGGGCTCAACGGGAATCCAAGATAACCACCACACGATAATTGAGATGCACAAGTTATACCATTGCATGATGTACCATTACCATGATAATTTCCATCGTTGGAAAAACAAGTATAAGCATCAGTAACAGTGCATGTTCCGTTTGTGTAGCAGCAAGCACCACTACCAGATGAACATGTTGGGTTTGTGTCATCGGAATAACACAGAATTCCCCTACCTAAGAAACTACCACCAGAAGCAATACAATCTTCTTTAGTTAAATCTTTGCAGTTTCCTTTACCATCACAGCATCCACCAGTTTGATCAAAACAATTCTGACAGTTAACATCTTTACAAGTGTTTTCAGTACCAGTAAATACGGACTCAACAGAAGAATTGTTTAACATTAGACAGTCAAATGGAGATACATTTTCTATGCAATATGTTGAAATCTGACCATCTGATGTGTTTTTTATACAGCACGATCCAACTGTTTCACTACAAACGCTAGTTGAACCAATCACACCACAAGTAGTTCCAACTCCTGCAAAGAATCCATCACACAATCCATCTGTTGTTATTTCACAAGTTCCATCGCCTTTACAGCAGGAGCCAGTAATACCAGAATAAAAATTCAAAATATTATTAGCAGTTTCTGTAAAATTTCCTACAACATTACTACAGAAGTAGTTACCACTACCTGCAACTTTGTTAAAGATATAACCATACCATGTATCTTTTACTGATATAAAATGAAGTACATAATTTTCACCACTTCTAAAACATGGATGTCTATTAAAAGGAAATACCACAAGTTTTCCGTTATTATCCCTGAATGTGGTTCTAATATAATTCTCTGGAGTTTCACCATTTTGTATATGAAGAGTAATTGCCAAAGGTGTGACTTGTGGTGATGGTAATATAATTTCTGTTGTATCACGACCAAATTCATTTAAATCTATAGAATAGATTTTGGAATTAGATGTATCGCTGTTATTATTTTTTAATGTGATAAAAACCTTGCGATCACTACCTACAATATTAATATAGGTAAGATAAGTACCATATCCACTTTTTGCGCCTATTGTTCTCTCAAAAACATTTGCTTTGTTTATTTGAACGGTATTAGCAAGATTTAAATATTTTGCAGCACCAAGAGTTACACCAATTAATTTTCCATTAGAATCCGTTGCTATTATTTGAGCAAGTGTTCCAGCACTTAATCCATATTCACCATCATAACGATCTACAGATATTGTGATTGTGTCTGAATCTTGAGTAACACCAATATAAGATCTATATCCAGTGCTTCCTTTGATCTTTCTAAGTTGGATTGTTCTTTCAGATGCGGTGGCTCCAACAAACACATAACCAGTTCCAGTAGAACCAGTTTTACCATCAAGATAAATTGTGGTATCTCCGGTTACACCATAAAGCAAACCAGAAGCAGAAAAAGATGTGCCATTAGTAAATCTTGTAACTAATGTAAATCCAGCAGAAAGAGTTATACCAGAAAGAATTATTGAAGCGGTAGGACCAGTACGACCAAAAAAATCAGTACCTCTTGGACCTTGAGGTCCTGTAGGACCTGTAATTCCATAGATTGTGATTCCTTTTATGGCTTTAAACTGACTACTACCACGGATTGATGCCATATTAAATTCCTAGTATTTGTTCTAGTGCTTGAATCCGTGCTTCTAGTTGTACGATTTTTGAATCAACATCTGCAACATTAGGTGTGGATAAAGTATCTGATACTTCTATGTTATTGAATATTGCTGAGTCTGGTAGATATGATACTGTTGTATCTGGTTTAACTCTTAGTAGAGTTTTGGTGTTGAACGACGAAACTTGATTTGATGTTCCGGCACTTGCTTCAATATTTGTTGAAAGTTTTGGTGTTTTGAAGTGTGTAATTTGACCAGAAGTTACAGTTACACGATTCAATCCTAAAACTGGTTGCAATAATTCATATAGTGAATAATTTGAATTCCACAACTCTTCTTGAGTTGTCATATGATCTAATACTATTGTATTGTTTGATGGATCAACTGAAGTGATGAAAGCATATGCTCCAACTCCCTTTCCAGTTGTTGGATTAATTGGTCTTATAGATTGTTGTGCTAATGCAGAAACAAATGAGTAAGAACCATTTATAGATAATTCTTCATATGAGCCGTAATTAGTTCCGTAAATATTATATGCATCTGTATAATTTGTTATGGATAACACTTGTGGTGTGCTAGTATCAACCCAACCAGTTGGAACATTTGAATTTGAATCAACTGTTTGTATTGCTCCAATATTTGACACGCTATTTTTAACTGTAAAGTTTTCAGCAGCAGATGACTCATAACCAAGATAATTGATTACTAGACTGTTATATTCCCCATCGGAATCTGAAGTTGGACAAACTTGAAGAACTGGTTTAACGATAAGACCAGTTTCTTCTTCAAACTCAAATGTGATTCCACCTAGTACAGTTGGGCTTAGGAAGAAAATATCAGTTCCACCAGCACCGCCCTGTGAACCACTTATACCATTAATTGTAGTTAATAGATTTGGATAGTTCATCAAACCATGTGTAACAATGGTTGCATATGTTGTACCGCCTGTTTGTGCAATAGATTCAACTATACCAACTACTTCTGCTTTTGATAAATTAGGAGTAGTTAAACTTGGGTAATATGGATTAGCAATCGATGGAGTAAATTTGCTAGTAGTAACATCATATCTAATAACATTACCAGCAACTATGGTTGAGTCCCAATTCTTGCTAGTATCTTGCTTAAAAGATAACCTCTTACCGTTAATAGTATCGGTAGAGGTAACGAGCATTCCAGTGATTGTAGAATTATTAGTGCAAGATGGCATTTATATTCCTTATGTTTCCAGACCTCTATCGTATGGACTATAATCTAAATCGGCATCTGCAACCATATGAACTAAAATATCATCAAAAACTACTGCACCAGTTGCAACATTAAATGCCACACCATATGTAGTTCCAGAAGTTGTAAGAGTAGCAGCTCCAGTTGGAGAGAATCTTGTTACTTGATTCCAACCGCGAGTACCAGAGGTTAGTCTCATGTCTTTGGATGCAGTTCTATTATAACCATCACCAGATACTCCACTGCTTGGCGAGTATAGAGTAATAGATGGTGATTTTCTCATTGGAGAATCAAAGTGATAATTATATGTGTAATTTGGACTTACAGTAAAGTCTATTGCGGTTAGATCATTACCACCGATGGTAGTTACTGATCCTGTAGTATCTTCCACCGAATAACTTCTATAATAATATTTTGCTTGTCTTGCTTTTTCTTCTTCTGGATTATTGTATAGTGGTGATACACAATTACTAGTTTGTAGTGATACTGAACTTATGCTTACTGTGCTATTTGGCATTATAACAAAACCTATACCAAAATAATCATCACCAGAAATACCAGAATTTGAAATAAAAGGAGGAACAAAATTAATTGAATAGTTGCTCCAATATTCATTAAGTTCCACAATATCAAATATGCTACTATATTCAGTTGTATTTGGATTTATTGCTTCTCTAAAGTAACAACCTAAGGTGGTTCCCGTTACTCCTGCCGAATATTTCGCAGAAAATGATAAAGTTAATGGTAAACTACAAAATCTAGTAGAATTTTCTTGTTTATTTTCTAAATAGCAATAGCCAGCAGTTATTGCTGTAATATCATTTTGAATTGTAATATAATACTTTGATCTGCTTGCCTGCTCTGCACTTGGACTAAATTCTTCTCTATAAATTTCAATAGAACCATCACTGATACCAGTTCTTTTTTGTGTATCTATTACATACCATCTATCGGCTGTCTTTTCTGTCTGTGCTGTATATGTGGTTCCATACAATCCCAGATTTGAATAATCAGCATCAAGAGGTATAGAAACTGATGTCCCTCTTTGCCATAAATCAAAATTACCATTTATTATTAAATTAGATGCATTTTGATTTGTCATTTTTAATTTGATCCTCGGCCAGTTGCTGGCACTCCTTGCACATAGAAGTCACCAGCACTGAGTGTAAATTTAGAAGATAAAAGTATAGGAGATCCAGTAGTTAACCTAGTTGTTGTATCGTACTTGTATAATTCTGTAATAATATTAATATTACACCCTGATGGTTGTTCTGGCATAACACTAATAAGTGAAACTGGAACAAAATAAACACTTTCTGGAATTGCACCATACCGCGCGTTCCATCCTAAAATAGAACTGTCCATTGTATATCCGTTTAAATCTGAAGTATCGTCAAAGACAGACCATTCAACAGATGATTTAATATACTTTGATATATTAGTACCACTTAGAACTATATTATTAATAGTGAATGACTGTGGTCTAGTTCTGTAACCAATCGATGGGTATATAATTGGAAAAGAACCATTAATGTCTGCATTTCCATCTACAGTTCCACTGGTAACACCATAAACTGTGGTTACTGTTGTATTCAATAATGAAAATGGTACTTGGTTATTAATATCTGGTTTTATTATTTCCGCTGTTGTTACTTCTGTTGTGTATGTTGGAATTCCTGGTGAAAGTGTTCCTTTAGTAATTGAATAACCATGTTTTCTTAGTTCTAAACGAAGATTTTTAAACATATTACTTTGAGGATTCCCCTCGTTGGCCGCCGATTGCATTCCAAAATTTATAAGTGTCGTTCCGGCTATAGAGTTATATTCTTTTTGTAGAGAAAATGTAAATAGTGGTGATATTTCTTCAAATGTACTATACTCATTAATTTCTGGTATGATTTTAATTTTAGTGATTTTATAAACATCATCAAGCGTTCCGTTTGTTGAAAATATAAATCCAGAATTTATATTCTGACAAAATTGATAAGTTGCTTCTTGTCCATTGTTAGTTGATGAACCAAGAAATGATCCAGAAACAGTTGCAGGAATTCCACCAACTTTATCAAACATTGGTCTCAAACCATATTGTGTGAATGTATTACGAAAATCCAGTTCTAAAGCTTTTGTCCACTTAAAATTGTTCGAGGTATTGGAAGGAACCGACAAACCAATGTAATGTAGAGCGTGTAAATTACCTGTTGTTTTAAGTCTACTTACTAGTTGCGGACTCGTTAGGTTCCATAAAGAAGCACTAATACCATTAAGACTTGTTACTGCACCGGAAACACCAACAACCACATTATTTGATGATCCATTTGAAAGAGTCAATCCAATATAACCACGGTATGGAAGAATTAAGCCAGAATTGCCAGTAAGACCAAGAAGCATTGGCTTGGAAACATAATCTGTAACATCTGGTTCTAATGTAGTACCAGCACCAGACACACCACCACTTAAAAAGTAAACTACACCTTTTTGTAGTGTAGCACCAACGGTTCCTAGAAAATTAGAAATGATTGTTGAACCAGTTATTTTACCAGCAGTAGCAACCTGTGCATTTCCACCAGTAAAACCAACAACAACTCCAACTACTTCTGATGTGCATTCATCATTCGCTAATGCTTTTTCTAGTTTACCAGTAGAATCTAGATAAACAATGTTTCCGACAGTCACACCAGTGTTTGCAGGAAGAACAACATTGATACCAGAAACATCTCCACCAAAACTAGATGATAGAATACCATTTACAGTAACATTACCATTGAATGTTACATCTTTTGTTATAGTATTAGCAATATCTAGAGTATAACCTCCTTGTGTGGAAGTTTGTGGTCTAACAAGAATACCATCTCCTCCGGTTATTCCTCCAACTTTAAGAAGATTTAACCGAGTAATCATTTCATTCGTCTTGGCATACCAAGCACCGAATGTGTTTCCCAAATTTAATGAATCTATTTGTGTATAGTCAGACATATTATCCTGTTGTTTCTTTTACTTTAATATTATTTAGGTAATATAAACCATCAGACCTTTTCTGAACCAAACCAACAAAGTTATTAGTAATTGCTGTTTGAGAAATAGTTATTCCTGTAATTTTCAGATAATATCTACCAGAACCACATGATGAAGAATTTTTAATATTTAGGGGATGCTTTCCTAGTAAGCCTTGAGTATTACAATTAACTAATTCTCCGGTATACTCTGCGTTTGCTGTGCTGTTTAAACTAAATCCGATATAATTGTTTTCGGAGACAGCACCTAGATCAAAAATTATATCAGCATCAGTATATAAAAATGCCCAAAAGTATAAACCAGATGAATTAGTTTTACATAAAAACCAAGGATTTGGTTCTGTATCATCATATGGTTTGATCAATAATTTATTGTTGTTTATGTCATGAGTCACTAGATCTGGGTGTAGAGGGGTTGCTCCATTCCATCCAGGACCAGATGTTGCCTGTGAACCAGAAACCAGCAATGCATTCAACCAATTAGCAAACATCTGATTTGTTAATGTTTGTTCGACATTCATTCTAAACTGGATTTCATTCAATTCCTGAGCCTGAAGTATCTTTCCCGGCTCAAAAGCAATCATCTTATATCCAGCAGAATATAAACCATTGGATGGAACACCAAAATCTACTGCACCAAAAGTTGGTGGTGTAAATCCCGGAACGCTGGTTAATGATTCTGTTATTATTGTTGAGTTTGCCATATTAGATTAGGAATGAAAGTTTTGCGGAAGAATCGGAACCAGTACTATTATCAAATACAATGTTATTGCTTAATATTTTGGTAGAAACATATTCAACATTATTTAGTTCATATTTTGGCTCTATTACATCACTTACAGTAAAAGTATCATCTCCAATGATAATTTGATCTGCACCAGTTAATACATTAAAAAGCAACTCATCCACGCCTGCAATTTCTAGAGTAGAAGATATGGCATTTCCACCACCATCATAATTTACTTCTACTGCAACTAGAGCAGAACTATAATCTGATTCCGTGGCTGTTGCATCGTTTGTTTTAATTTTAATTACTGTTTGGCTTAATGAATTGTCAACAAAAATTTCGCCTGCTTCAATGTCGGGAAGAATTGGTTCGAAAAAAGTTTCAATCGCATCCAAAGTTATTAATGCCGTCATTCTTCCATTGTCAATTTCATTTGGTTGTAGATTTATTGTAGGATCTATACCATTCCCAGTTGTTACATTTTTAACAATACCTACCTTAGAAAATACAGTTTGTTTTGTTAAAATATCACCACCCTGAATATCAGATGCAGTTAACTGCTTTATTATTGAGATTTTTGGTGTTGGTAAGAAAGTAGAAGGATCTGCAATATCTGGCATCAGAACAGCATTTATAGCATGTTGGAGATTTGTGCTAGTTGCATCTGGTATGCTAAAATGTGGATTTACAAAACTAGTACCAGCAGAACGAAGAGTTATTCCGTTTGCTATAAATGCATTTCTTCTTATGTCATAATATGTTTCTATGTTTGCTTCTGCACCTATTCCGAGTGGATCTAGGATTGTAATTTCTGGCTTTTTTGTTCTTACAATTCTATCTTCTATGGAAAGATCAGAAACATCAAGGTGTAGGTAAACAATACCACCATTTAAATTTTGTGCATAAGAATAGTTGTTGTATTGGATATAATACCTACTATTCACATCAATAGAACCAAGATTGGCTACTAATTCATCTATTGGATTTCTTATAATAGAAGAAGATGAATTCAAATAATCAATATGGATTGATTTATATCCTAACATATCACCAACAGAATGACATACAGAACAAGTCCAATCAGAAGAACCAACACCGGAGACTAAATCTCCTTTGCTATGGACAACTGAAGTTAATGGATCTATTGTATCTTGATTGTAGTAAAAGTAGCAAGAACCTGTAGTACCAGCACCATGCGAACATAAGGAATTATACTTTGATGAATATGAACCAGATGTTACTTGAGTTGTATAATCATATAAACTACTAACTGGCATTACTGTTTCTGTTAAAAATTTGCTTAAGGTAAAATCTACTTTATACATTGCCATCCAAGCATAACCATCCGAGTATACTTGAATTCCATTTACATGGGTTGGTTGTTGTGTTGAAGGAAACTTTGATTCTCCAATTAACCCAGATGGTTGGTTTTTACCAACGCAGAGATAAACCACATCAGTTACATTATTATAAACATATGATCGATCACCAAGGGAACCAACATAATATGGTTCATAGTTTGAATTATATGACCAATTAACTCTTGGGACTACAGTAGATACTTCATCATTTGTAATTCTACTGACAAGAGAAACATCCGTATCATCAACAGAAGCCGCAGCTCCAGATATACCACCCATAAAGACGAAAAATTTAGTTACTTCGTTTTTTGTTGGTTTGGCCGTAAATGATTTTATTTGATTTTTAATTGTCATATCTTATCCTTATATTGCATAGATTGAATCTATGAAAATTGTTCCTGTTGTCGTTCCGTGTAATGAACCAAACAATAAATCAATTTGTTTAATTTTACTCAAATCAAGAGCTGGTTGTTTTTGCTTAAAGTCTTGTAATCTAAAATTTGTAGAATTAATTTGAGAGTATGTGTAATTAGTAATACCGGATGTTTGAAAATATGAAGGATCTGCAATTCCATCATTATAATTTAAACAAGATAAAGTAGAAGTTAATAGAGCAGAATCAGTCAATTTTAACGAAAATTTTAATGGAGTTTCGTTTAAAGTTGGAGAATTTAAAGGAGCAGTAGAAATTTGAGCTGCATTTATTTTTATAAAATTTCCAGATGATAAATCTAAATTAGACGGATATGAATAAGTTACATTATATTGTGTTAAAGAGGAATCATATGTTAGTAATAATCCTTTTCCTGTTGCTGTATATAATTTATCGGCAAAATCTACAGGATAAGTAAATTCATCATGTCTTCCTGTATGAATAGATTCAACGAAAAACAATAAACCCTTAGAAAACAATTCCGATGCAAATGTGTATCCGGGTTCTGATAAAAACTCTAAATGATTTTTAAATATTTTATCTATGGCATATGCCAAAGTCCATCCACTAGTATTTGTTGTAAAATTTACAGAATCAAATTTGTCAATAGTTTTTATAATTGTAGATTGAACTGGATGTTCTGTAAATTCAAAGCATTCTAATAATGATTTTTGTCTAGAATTAAAATCATTTGGATTATTATAAACATCGGTATTTAAATCCGCAGAATAAACACTATTTGCAATAAATTCTAAACTTTTTGAAGCCAGATACATTATCCTACTTGATAAATTATTGAAAATAATACCAGAAGATGATGGGACATTATATCCTTTAATGGATAATAAGCCATTATATGAATTTAATGATATTACTGGAGTAGTTATACCATTGTGATTTAATTTTTTAACTAAAATATGTTTTCTTTTATTAATAACATTTCCAGAAGAATCTAAATTAGTAGATCTATATAAAATTGGAGTCACTACATCTGTATCATAATCATATTCTGGATATAGAAATAAAGTTGGAATGTTTGTGTTTAATTTTAACTTTGATGCAGTTGATGAATTTAAAAGACTATAACTGGCTTGACTAATTCCTCGTGTGTATTCACAATATCTACTTGCTGTTAAACCAGATACGATGGGATTATATGTTGGAACAACATTCAGCAGGCCTGCTTCTGATGCAGTTGGAAATCCTATTGTAGTTATTGAACCAAATGGGCGTAAAACATCCCCCTTCTGTGGTGCTAAACATACTAAACATTTTAAGTTTCCAACAGTCAAATTTGTATTAAATTTTGATATTAAACTGTTTGGATTATTTTTATAAAGCAATAATTCATACACATTATACGCAGCACCACCACCTCTACTATGTCCCATTGATATTAATTTTGTAAAATCAATCTTATTATTAAATTTACCACCATTTATTTTACTCAAATTCTTTTGAAGATGATCCAGATAACCTATTGTTATTACTCCGTGTTGATATGTTCCGCTTTCTATGGGTCCAAAAAATAGGAAAGTCTGATCTAATCCAAATGTATATGCATTTTGCATATCAAATACACCATTATCAAACACTAGACCTGATACGGTAGAAACATCTTGAAATAAACTAACACAAAAATATCCATATGATGCAAATAAACTTAAATAAACATCATAATTTTCTACATTTGCAGCATTTGCTCTAACACAAAATACTAAAGGTCTTGGTGATGTGATATCTTTTGGATAAAAGCATCGCATCCCTTCTGCACCTAATAAATTGATATTTGCACTATATGCTGCTTGTCTTTCGGAATCAGTAAAATCATCAGGACTTAATATATCCACATTTTCAAATACAACTTCATATGGTCCAGATTGCATTGTATCTGCTACTATATGCAGATCTTGAACCAAATCTCCATTTTGAACACTAGGTGTCAGCACAGGAGATGATGTTGGATTTATCCTAAAAATTATTTTGAAAGATTTCTTTAATTTTTGAATCTCGGCTATACTCATACTTTCCAATAATTGATCATTATTGGAAAAATCTTCTAATATAGAATTAATTGATTCGTAAATATAATTATTTGTTTGGAGTGGACCTAAAGTGTATTGTTTTGTTTTCAGTGGTGAAAAAGTTAAATTAGATTCAACAGTATTACATAAAAACACAGTTAATGTAAATTCTGTTCCAACTGGATTTATTGATGATTGACCAACAGAATTTCTTAAAGTGTTTAGTAATGCTAAATTTAAACCAAAGTATAAATCAGAACCAACTATAAATGTATCATTATAACTTATTGGATTCTCTAATGAAGAATTGAATGTTATATTATGATTAATTCCTGTGAACAAATAATTTGATATGTAAGCCATAATTTTAACCTATTGTTCCTACTAAATCTAAAACATGAGTTGTTCTATTATACTTATAAATGTTAGTTTCGAGTGTAAAATACTCTCCATTCGCATTATAAGCAAATGAATACTCTGATAAAGATTCTAAAGATGCTTCAAATAACAATGGTTTATATGTTTTAGTTTTATCTATACTGAATATCATTGTTGTATCTGTAAAGACAACAAATAAGCGATCATCAGAAACATAACACTTTTCTATGTCTTGAGATAATATAGAAGAAGAAATTGTATATGCAAACTCAGAATTTGGACAACTTGTTGGATTTGCCAAAACAGGAGTTTCGCGTGGTTTAATTGGTAATGCGTCATTTCGTATAAATGCATTTTCTAAATTTGTTTGATCAGAAGATTTATACATTACTTTTAACCAACCATATGGCATAGAATTTGGTTCTTGTGCAAATGTTGAACCAGTATAATTAAAATCATTGTAAAAATATGAATCAGTGCCCTGTATGTTTGTAGATGGGAATCTATAGATTCTTATATTAGGAATATTTAAATTTTGAGTAGAAAGAGTCACACCAGTGCTAAGACTGGGTATACCATTAGTAATAAATTTACTTATATTATAAGTATCTGTAGAATTTATACACACCTTTGAACTTACTGCTTCTTCTCTTACTAATTGATATCGTTCGTAGTCCCATATACCTTTATTTGGTGAATTAGGTTTAGGTCTAGTTAATTCATCTCCAGCGAAAGGAAAAACATATCTTGTATACATTTTAGACATAAAATTGTAATTATATGAAGGATTTGCTATACTTAAATCTGAGACTCCATAATTAGAATTTAATTCTGGTGCAATCGATACTGATAAATTTCCAGAATCTCTGTAAGAACCATCATGAGTATATTGATTATTCACTTTTCTTGTAATACTAAAATTCTTTAATCCTATTGTTCCCTCCATAAAGTAATTACTAAGAGTAGTTTGAGCCACAAAGTTATCTGTTAAAGTTGTGAGAGGCATTGTAACACCACCAAGCAGTGTTATTGTTCCCGTTGCTCCTAATACTTTATACATCATATTATTCGTATAATTTGAACTAAAAGTAAATCCTGCATCTTTTACAACATTATACTTGGAATTAGATGTATTTGGAAAATGTGCTTTATAGTTTATCTGATCTGCTTCTAGAGCAATGTTTGAAAGTGCAAAATTATAACCCTTACATGCTATATCGTCGCATCTATTGATACCACAACTATTAAACAATGATCCAACTGGCGGATCATTATAAAAATCAAGTTTGTTAATTTTTAAAGAAATTCCTTGAAGACTAGCCAATCCATTATGTCTAGAATTTGTTACTGCATTTTGTGTGTGTATCTTTTTGAATCTTTGTGCTGCATTAGAACCAAAGTTTCTCTTATAATACATGATTGGTGAACTTACACCGAAGGAAGTAACTCTAGTATCATTAGAACTTGGTGTGCGTGTCAGTGAACGAGTACTGATTGCCATTCCTAAGAAATCTTTATCTACGGCAATTTTGCTACCAAAGTCATCATAATCTTCACTAATAGTTTGTAGTAATTCAGACTCAAACACATCAAAGAAGAAAACAGAACTGTTGCTTGGTGAGGAAAGAACCAAGTAATTTCCATCATTAGAGATTAAGCATCTTTCTGTGCTTCCGTCAAAGTCAACATCTGCCGCACTGGCATCAATAGTATTCACTGGTGTTACTGTAAGTGATGGTGTGTATGAAATATCATAAACTGCAAGTATTTGTTGATTTGCATCAAACAGAGCAACCTTAGAAGCATCATCTGAGAAGAATGATCTAAAACTTGGTGTGGTTGGATTTTCAGCATAAGTGCAACCAGAGCATCCTGCCAAAGCACAAGTTATTAGATCCGCATTTGGTGATCTTCCACCGCCTGGTTTTGATAAGGCAATGAAATTTTCAATTGTCATGTCGCCTAATGTTTTGTTAATTATATTATTTCTAACACCAATGTCCCAATTTGGCCATACATGTTCTGGGAAATAATTAATAGTTTCTTCTTCTAGCAGTGGATCACAATTGTTATAGCAGCAATAACATTCATAATTTTTCTGATCGGTACACATATTATCTCTAACATATTGTGCATAGAGATTTTGTCCACCACCTTGAATACCAAATGCAGGTATTTCAGGAGACATCAAAAGATATCTTTTAATTACTGGAAATTCTTCATAATCTACTGGAATATTTGTATCATTATTGTCGCCACCAGTATCAACATCATCCAATCGAACATATTTTTCAAAGAAACCCAACATACCAGCCGGATGAGTTCCAGCCAATACTGTATTCTTATATGTTGGAGTTTCTGCATTATCATCTGCATCTGAAGTTAGAATATATGAAAATTCTTGCCAAAAATTATTATCTGGTAAAACTGCTTCGTTAAGAGCAGCACCAAACAAATTTGGTCTATTATCTGTGTTATATCCTGCATTTCCAGCCAATATATTGTTTTCATCAATTGGATTATTTGGATCAAAATTTTCTGGCAAATCTATTATGCTATTTGGAACAATATCCCAAGAGAAATCAATATACTTTCCACCATTAAGTCTCATCAAATACTTTTTGGGATAGTCTATATTAACATTACTGACATTATACAATGTTTTAAGTAAATACCGATATGCTGGTTCTGTTCCTTTTGCAATTAAGAAATCACTCTTAATAGAACGCAAAAAAGATCTTACATATTGTCTATCAGATGGTGAAATAGATGGTAAAGAAATAAATGGAGCATATGATTTAATATACTCTTCCAAGAAAGCATCTGGAACCCGATCTATGTCCAAGAGTTCTTCTATATCGTATGGTGTTAACTGTACTTCTTCCTTTTTAAAGCCACAATAAAGCCAGTTATAATAACTCTTCAAAAAAGGTATTAAATAATTGTCAGTAGAATCTGTTCCGTAATTTTGTTTAATCCAGAAAGGAATTTGAGATTCTAATACAGAAGGGGCTTCACAATAATTTTGTCCTACTGGATTGGAACCAGAAGATGCGTTATTGCTTACTATTTTATTTACATAACTCTTGAAAGGAATAGCCTGTTCAAGTATTTCTTCTGGTGGAAGAGATTGTGGTTTTTTAAGTAAAACAGTAATTAACATATTATGTGCTTGGTGTTGGTGTGGCTGCGATAATGTTTAGTTTCAAATAAACTTCATCTTTTGCGTTGATTGTTGTTAATGATAAATCTTTAGGATATACTTTGACATCAAATGAACTAGATGACAGACTTGGATATATTGTTGCAGTTCCTGTGGTATAGTTTATTTCACCAACAACAGCATTTAAGTCTTCGCTTGCATTAGATGAACCTGCTGGTATACCATACAATTTTAATTTTCCAATCGATGGTGCATTTTCTGCATTTGTGTATAAAATAGGAACATCTCTAATCTGAACAGTTCCGGTTGGATAATATGAACTCACAAATGCAGAAGATTTAAGGCCAACTCCAGATGTAGTATCTGTTCCTTTTCTTAATGCATTTTTAAAATTCAAATTAACCGATCTAGTAGATGGAACAACAGTATATTGTAGAGTTACATCGTCTATTGATCCGCTAATACTGTAGCCAGTATATGATGTTACTACCGAATTAACATCGCTGAATTTTATACTAGAACCAAAATAACCAATAGGATACAGTTGATTTAGATCGTTTATCATACCAGCCGCTGCTGTGTTTGGATCTGTAACAGCATCATCATTGTATTGTGTTTTAAGAGTAAAGTTAACAGTCATTGCCTTTGGTGGAATATATTCTGGTAAGACTGTAACAACAGATCTTTCTTTTATTTTTGCAATAATATCCTTTATCTCACTATTATTGCTAGTTCCTATTCCACGAATAGTGAATAAAAGCCTTCCATATATTGGTGGTGAATTTTCTTCTCCACCCCATACATTGATATCTGTATATCCTAATTGGGATATGAAACCATAATAATCGGCTTTTGTTACTAATCGTTGTTGTGCAGAGAATACGCTTGGGGCAATTCTTCTTGCTTCTTCTAAATCTGGAGAATTTCTTCCACCAGATGATTGTTGAAGGTTTATGATAGAACTGCCAACTGGTGTTGCTACTGAAGTAAAAATAGAACAGGTATTTGCATTTTCACCATTAGAAGAAAGATATTGAATTCTTACAAGATCACCAGCAACTAGATTTGCAGAAGAACTTGATGTAGTTCTAAATTTAATTACAAATCCACCTGTAGTTCTTTCTAAACTGTAAATATTTGATGTTGGTTCAATAAATAAACCACTATATGTGTCTATTCTTGACCAATAATTATAAGTATCCGTATTTACTCTTTGAACAGATACTTTAAGTGTTCTGATATCCATATTAAAATCAGGAATTAATATCTTCTGATCTGGATAATCATAGCCATTTCCACCGTAACTTAATTCCGTGTATGTTCCTTCATACATCGTAAAATAATCAGTTTGATTTGATCCGTTAGAACCACCAACAGCGATAGGATCTATATTCCAAAATTGATATCGCAATCCCTCTGGTGTTGAACCAGAAACACTAACAGTAAATGGAGAAATAAGTTGAGTATCTGTCACATCTTTTAGTTTTATTCGTGTTGTTGCACTTGTTTTTGTTGGTAGCACATAACCTAATGGCTTAACTAAAGAAACAATAGATCTTTCTAACTGTGCAGAATCCAAGAAAGATTCATTTGAGATCATATTTGCAAAATGAGCATAATACATGGTGTTATATGCCAATAGATCTAACAAAAAGTTTACAGCAGAACCTTCAAAATTAAGATCCTTTACGGTATCTTGTGTCTTGAGATAATCAACCAAAGAAGTTCTTATGCTTTTAAAGTCTAATTCTGATAGGTTAATTTGTGCCATTTTTTTATACCGTTAGTACAAGTGTTTGTATTGGGAAATTTTGTTGTTGGTTGTTCAACTTATAATTAATATTTATTTTGGCATCAGCCTCACTTGTATCTACTAATGGATATAGAATTTCAACGGAATCTACTATTATTCTTGGTTCTAGTTCTTCTAGAATGGTTTTTATGTCACTTTGTAAAAACGCTATGTCAATCGGGGATGGATTGTTGAACAGTAGATCCAATACCCCAGTTCCAAAATAATTGTTAAATGGACGCTCACCCTTTGTAGTCAAAACAATATTCTTTATAGACTGAACAATAGATGAATTACCAGATACAAATGATATGTCACCATTGTTTATGTTTTTTCTAAAGAAAATGTCTATGTCTCTATATTTCATTGATGCCTTATTGAGTATTTAGTTTCAATTTAGTGGCTCTGTTATCATGATTTCCAGATTCTGAGTCTCTGATCATGGTTACATCCATCATATGCTTGGTTTTAGCAATATCATGATTAATAGTTGAAACTAACCACACTCCGCTATATCTCTTAGTACCAAGGTTTAATTTGACTTTCATTCCTGGTCTTAGAGTAAAATCACCATTAAGTTTAACGCTGATCTTATTAGCATTAATTTGCATCATTTGAGCATTTCTGTATAAAGGACGCTCTGGTGGGGTATTCCAGAATGTGCAATATGTCTGAGAATATTTTAGATAATCCAAGAAATGTTTACCAATGCATGGACAATTACAATTTAAAGGACTCTTGCTGTCATTCCAAGCGCAACCCAACCAATCCTCACCTAATACTTCTTCTATTAGAGTACATTCCTTTATTTCCTCTTCTAGTTTTTTAAGTTCTTTGAAGGTTGGCTCTGGACCAGTTATTCCCATAGACAATCTATCTGGACGCAATTCCTGACATGGGCAATTGCAAAGTGGATTGTCGTCTGGACATGCTGTGTTATCTACTGGATTTGGATTTGAACAACGATATCCAGCACACGCCGTATCAAATTCTATGCTTTCTCTAGACATTACTACGAACTGAGCAGCAAAGTTTCTGTCAAAAGTCGAATCATCCTCTTCTAGTTCTGGTCCAACAATTCCATATTCAGTTTCACCAGATATATCGTTCTTCCAAACAGAAGCAGTCAATCCAGCCAATTGTGGATGTTGCCATATAGCAGAACCGTAATAATAACCATAGAATGCCGTTTCTTCTTCTGGTTCTACTCTATCGTTTCTATTTCTTAAATCCATTTCAAAGAAAGAAATCCAAGGTTCGTTTTCATATATTTCTCCGGGATAATATGAGGCGTTTGATTTAAAATAATCTTTAGACACTGGTAATGTATTATCACCATAACTACTAACATATATAATCGTATTTCCCGGATATAACATAGCCGCATTATACCTAAATGAGTTTGGAACATCACTACCATCATAGTACCAATTTGAGAAGAAACCACTGTTGGGATTATCACCATAATCAATCTCAGTAAAATTAGTTATCCACGACAAACAATATGACAACGGGTTCAAATATGCGGTATTAACTCCTTGGGGCCTTATATTATTAATTTCAAAATATGATGTTGGTAATGATAATGGATTTGTTCGTGTAACCGATTTTACTAAATCATAATAAAATGCCTCAGTTGACATAGTAAAAGCCGTATAACGATTGCTTGTTAAATTTGGAGAATATAAAACAGCATTTCTAAACGAATCAAACCTTACTGAATTATTATCATTTGTTGTGTAAAAAGTGTTACTACGGAATGGAGATAAATAGGTTACTATGTTAGCTTCATTATAATAAAAACTCTTTTTATACCAAGATGGCATTAAACCATATGCTGTAGCGTAAGATCCGTTATAACCATAATACTGATTTGAATAGGAATCAACCGGATATATTGAATTCGTGTATCCCTTTTCCATAACATGGAAGTCTTTATTATTGACTAATGCTTTATTTTCTGGTTTTAATTTTTGTTTTTTCTTCCGTATTCGTTTAACAGCAACATCAAATCCATATGGATCTTGTCCTAAGACAGATATATTGTAATCAACAGATTTTGTTCCGAATGGACCAGCAGTTAGAAGAACATGATATGGTAAATAATATTCTGAGCCTGGAGTATCATAAAAACCTTTAGGAAAATCATATAGAGTATTTGTACCAATTGGTTTTTGAAATTCTACTCGCACAAAACTTTCAATTTCTTCTAAAACAGTTTCAATTGGCCGTTTTGGTTCTTCATCATCTGCTGGTGGCTGAATATCTGTAAAATTTCTAGAATTTAAATATTCTATTGGATTAAAATCTTCTATTCGCTCCATACCAAATGGTTCTAGAACACACACACCGGGATCATATTGTGATAAAAATGCATTACCTTTATTGTCCGAGTGTACAAAATCAATCTCAAATTTAATATTTTTTACTAGTTTTCGAGTACCACATTTAACTTCGCTTTCTTGTGTTGAAGTAAAAGAATTAGAAGTAACATTACTAGTATTACCATATTGAGTTCCATCCCAATTTGTTACTAATTTATTTACTATTGTAGAAATAATATTACTTTTTGTTAAATTACTTGGATCATGATCCGTAATTACTTTGTCATAAATACCATAACTTGTGCCGGTTTCAGTCTTAATTTCTACACCATCACATTCGCCCGGTGGTGGTTCATCGCAACATGGACACCGTTCACCGCCGCCGCCGCCGGCGCCGCCACCACCCCAACCGCCGCCGGGATTGCCGGTGCTGCAATCACAACCCGGGCACCACGGATCGCGCGGCGGAATTACTGGACCAGTGCTTTCCCATTGCGTGGTATTTTTAATTCTTACTGTAATAAAATATAGAAATTGCTTAATTGGATCAGGATCAATAGCAGAACCAGAATCTGGACCACCCGCTGGATCAAACAACGAAAATGCAGGATTTACTTGATATCCAACATCAAAATCATAACCAGAGTCATAATGTGGATGTTTTATCTTTGGATCAATTGTATTATCATTATCATAGAAAATTTCATAAGGATAATATGAAGTTGCTCCAGATGGAAATCCTTTAAAGTCCGCAGTGACTCCATCACCAAGAGAAGAAATTAATTGAGATACAACAGACTTTTGCGCTAATTTTTCATATTTACTACCACGAATTGGCATTCTCTTTATTGATTTAATATTAAACAAATTCTTCTGTGAATTGTCAGCAGTAAAACCAATTTGATTGGAGATAAAGAATGCTTTTCTATTTTTATATTCTTCGTATACTTTTGTGAAGTTTTCTTTTTCACTAATAATTATATCTGCCATAGAATCAAAATAAGGAGAAGCAAGTAATTCTTGTCTATTTCTGATTGGATTGCTAAAATAATCTTTTATGTACTTTGATTTTATTTCTTCTGAGCAAAAACATTCCATTCCAAAGCTAAAGGTCGAACGCCCATCCTCGCAGTCTTGTATATTCACTGGATCACTGCATATAGGAAGATCCTCATACTTTGGTTTTACGTCTTGAAGTCTAGTAATTGCATTTTGTATTGTTTCTTTTGCAATATCAATTCTCTTCAGTTCTAGATCATAAAGATATTTGGTTTGCAGATCTGGTGTTTCGCGTAGATACATCAAATCACCAATTGTCGTATTAAAAGGCTCAGACTCAAAGTCATAACTTAAAGATAAACCTGTTGGGAATATTCCGGTAACACCAGCCGATATACCACCAGTAGTTCCTGTTACACCAAAGAATGAATCATAGTTAACCATGTCGCTAAATGCACCAGCGGCGACGACTCCATATTGTGGAGTAAATACAATTTCATCTAAAGCAGTAGTATCTTGATACCGATTATCACAGCAAATACTACAACGATATACTTTCCACTTTTCTTTTAGATTCTTTTTAGTGGCATATTCAACTTTTTTATCTTTGATCTTTTGTTTAATTTCTTTTTGAATCTTCTTACAGATTGCACCGTCAAGATCAACTTGGTCAAACATTGGTTGCCAAGATATCATACTATCTCTGTTGGATAGAGTATAACCATGATGTTCCCACTCTACAGTCTTATCTCTATTGCTATAACTTGGAGAGAAGTAACCAGAAATGTTATCATTTACGATATTTGCAACTGTTGGTTTGGTATCTACAGATTTATCAAATAATGGATATTTTTCTACCTTCAACCATTTATTGTAATCTTCAAAGTAATCAAAAGTAATTTCTTTAATGGAATGTGATTCATTATAATCAAGATATTCTCTATATGGTTGATCCCATTTTGGTTCAACCAAGAAGTATTTTGCAGCAATTGCATTTGATTCAAATAATCTTAGAAAATTTGATTCTTGTACTACTTGTAAACTATAAATGTTTTTAGTTTGTGTTGGTGAACTGCTTGCTTCATATTCTCGAACAACAGATTCCTTTAAAAGCGATTCAATACTTCTAAAATTCCATCTGTCTAAATCTTGCCAGAATAAAAAGTTACATGCATTTGGATTTTTTTCTCCAACTGCATATTCTGCCAAAAATTGCATTAATTGTGTTGCTTTAACTGGTCTTGTTAACTTGCCCCAAGGATATAATGTTTGGTTTTGTTTATACCAAATCCAATTTCCTGTTGGTTCAATATACATGTCCTTCTGTGTTGTATCAGTTGTAACTTTTCCAGTTTTGAAATAGTTATCATTAATCACATTGACAAGCCCAACTGGTCTTTTGTCTAAAGCACTAGCAATAGCAGATACAACTGGAGATCCAATTGTTGAAACTGCTCTGCTTACTGTTGGATCGCTTGCAATTTTTGTGATAATATCGGCACCAGTTGATCCAGCACCAGTAAATCCTGCCAGTTCAGAAAATTCTCTATAATTCAATAGATAATGCTCATATGAGCAGAATTGTATTACTAATTTAACATTAGTGATATTTACATCTTCTTTTATTCTGTTATTTGAAATTTGATCGTCAGTTGCTGCTACATTATAGATTTTAAATCTTAAAGACTTATACGAATTTGGTATTTCTGGGTTTTCAAATTTAACAACCAAATCCTCAAACCCCATGAAGTTTATTTGTTCTGCCGTTGAGTTTAGATCACGAATAATCAAATTTCCAACAACAGAAGCCTCAAACATACCTTCTGTCATTTCCATAGAGACATACGAATAACTAGACATGTTTGGTACAATTTGATAAACTTCCCCAGAATCACCGAGAATCTTTATTTCATGAATTTTTAAATTGTAAACATCTTGTACTATATTGTCTGCTTTTGCCATATTTAACCAGTTCTAAAAATTGTATTTGCAGTCACAGTTGGATCATTAAACATTACTTTAACTTTATCTTCTATTAATGGAGCAATAGAAGGATTTACAATATTTAATTTCATTTCATCAACATATTCGTTTAATAGTCTTTGTTCATTTGTTATAACACGAATACCATTAACTGTTTGACCATTTACTACTTTATAAATCAAAGTATTTTCAAATCTTGATTTATCTTCATCTGTGCATGTATCTATTTCAACCGAAGTAGTTACTGATTGACTTTCTACTACTGAAAATGGATTTAATATGTTATTCAATTCACCATAAATTGTACTCGGTGCCTCTAGATATGGTTTAAATCCAAAACAATTAAATGCATAATTTGGTTCAGCAGTAGTTGAACAATATGTTGTTAAATTGGTTGTGGTTTTATCAGAATATATTCTTTGAATTGTAAATGTTTTTGATGATAAATCCGTAATTGGTAAATTATAATTTTCTTTAATTACCAATTCTTTGTAGAATGGATTCCATGATTCAATAACACCATATGATGTTTCATCTAAAAATAATATATCATTTGGGATAATATCTGCATTTTCATAAATGTAATATACTAATTTTTTGGCAGATTTGTCTAATGATTCACTGAAACCAGCCTGAGCAGATGGCCAATCTTTATTAACATCATAAACATTATTAGCAAGCATCAAAAGCCAGTAATAATCGAATTTTCCATATTTTTGAAATGATAATCGTTCCGGGGTTAAAACTGGATCAGCAGTTTCTTCATAATATAAATCTTGACTTTTGAAGAATGCTTCTTTTAGACCAACTCTGATGAATATATCAGCAACATCATACTCACCGGAGGAGAATTTATACTTTATGGTTGGAATCAGATTGAAGTATATCATTTTAAATTATTGTCCCAGAACCGGCAGCATTTCTGCTGAATAGTCCATTACCATAGGATTTATATGACTGATATGCCGGTTCTATTTCAGAAAAAGAAATACTGATATCTAATCCCAAGAAATAGTTATTAGTTGTTAAAACTGGAGCAGTGCTATCCATCCTAGAAACAGTGCAATTTACCAAAACACTAGGCTGAATGCTATTTTTTAGAACAAATGATTTATCAGAACCAGAACTTGGAACAATTTGTATTTTCCACATATCAGGTGGTGTTGCTTTTTGTCCTGATCTTGTCTCAAAGAACGGATACATTCTTGTTTGAAATGTATCAGCAATATAATCTAGATTTTCTGCATCTTGTGCATTTTTTGCATAAAGAGAAAATGAAAATGCATGTACTCTTTTTGCTGAATTTTTAAACATTAAATCGCTGTGAGATATATCCTGTAATGCTGCACCCTTGAGGCCAGCACCAAAATTTAACATATCGCTTAAATTTGTTCCACCAGGTCCTATTGGTATTGTATGTGCTGCTACAGCCATAAGTTTACCAATTCCACCACCACTGAACACATCACGAGCTCCCTGTAAAAGCATCTCTGCACCACTTGGTTCAACATCTTCATAGTTTGCAGAGTTTGGGCTGCTATAGCGTTGAAGTGGTAGAATAATAGAACCGCTTCCCCCTACCAGTTTTGCTTCTACTCTTGCATCTGGTAGTGTACTAAAATTTTGTGGTTGGAATTTAACCCAAGCAGCAACCTGACTTTGATATCTACTACTAGATGGAAATGTAACATCTGAGGATAAAGGCATTTAAGTTCCTATGGCGTATAAGAGTAAGTATAAACCAAAAAATCCACACAAATATGTTGGCAACCCAGACAACATAATATGTAGATCACTGTGGGAACGAACATTCTGTAAATATTTAGACGAAAATACAAATGTTATTCGTTGGTCTAGCGAAGAACTACAAATTCCATATATCTCTCCAATGGATAATAGACCACACATGTATTATCCCGACTTTCTGTTTGAAGTAAAGAAAGATTCTAGTGTTGAAACTTTAGTGGTTGAGATAAAACCAGAAAAACAAACAAAAGAACCAGTGCGTGGAAGCAAAAGTAGCAAGACTTTCTTGACAGAAAGCCTACAATACCAGATAAATAAATCTAAGTGGGATTCTGCCAAACAATTCTGTTCGAAACAGGGGTGGAAGTTTGTTGTTTTGACGGAAAACAACCTATTTAAAGGAAACGCTTAATGCCATCATCACTCTATTCAGGAACACCCGGCGGAATCATGGATTATATTTCCCAACAAAAGGGAATACAACTTTCTACTAGATTCCGTGTTTCAATCACCAGACCAAATAGTTCAAATGTTGACTTTATGTGTGATATGGCTCAAATTCCATCTCGAAAGTTAAGAGCATATAATGATTTCATGTCTGGTGCTGCTGCGCCTATTGGTATTCCATATGGAATGGATTACAATAGCAATGTGTTTCAATTTATAACCGAAGAGACTTGGATAAGTAGAAAGTACTTTGAAGATTGGCAATCTGCGTTTTTCAAAGATACTTCTGGAAATTCTAGCGAATACTTCAATAGAGTAGAATTTTTAGAAAATGTGGCTGGAGATATACAAATTCGTGCGCTGTCCACCGCAGGATCTGGTGGAGAGCCAATAACAACTGCGATTGTGGTATTGAGCGATTGTGTTCCACTTGAAATTGTACCAGTAAAATTAGACGCTTCTGCATTCAATACACCCGTTCGTTTCATGGTAAATGTGTTTTATGCAAGATCTAAGTGGTATCCAGTTTGACCATAAATAATATTGAGGAAATTTAATTATGCTTAAAGAATTATTGATTGAAAAAACACCAAAATATACTGAAATTTTACCATGCAGTCAAAAAAGGGTCACTTATCGACCATTTGTTGTGCGCGAAGAAAAGAATTTGATGATTGCGCGGGAAACTTCATCATTTGAAAACCTAATGACAACAGTTCAAGAGGTAATAAACTCTTGTACTACTGGAATGCCAGAAAATGATTGTAAAAATTTACCATTTTGTGATTTAGAATATCTTTTCTTAAAGATAAGAGAAAAATCACTCGGAGAAGTGGTAGATTGTATTATTACATGTCCAATTACTGGCGAAAGAGTTCCGACAAAGTTAGATTTACAAAAAGTAAAGTTGTCAAACAAGAAAATAAACAACAAAGTAAAACTTGATAACTCTATTTCTGTAATAATGCAACAACCAACGCTCGATACTTACTTAAAACTTAATAAATTTGAAATTAAAGAAGAAGAAGATGGTGTCATTGAACTTTTGGCGCTCTGCATAAAGGAAATTGAAGCCGGAGAAGAAAACTATTATGCAAAAGATGTACCAGAACAAGAAATTACACAATTTGTCGAGTCGTTGACATCAAAGCAGTTCAAAGGTTTGTTGAGTTTCTTAAAAGAAATACCAACAATTGAACATAATATAGAATACATTACTAGTGATGGGATAAAAAGAAGCATAACCCTAAGAGGATTTGCTGATTTTTTAGAATTATTTTTGGTTATGCAGATTTAGGAGCATTATTAAAGATAAATTTTCAAATTTTCTTCGAACATAAAGTACCAATAGATCAAATAGAAAGAATGATACCGTGGGAAAGGAATCTTTTCGTTGATATGATGAGAAAACACATAGAAGATCTAAATGAAAAATTAGGTAATTAACAAAAACTATGAAAACAACTCATCAAAAACAAATAAAAACCTTTCTGAAGAAAGAATCTGACAAAATTTATCTTCCATTTTTGAAAACATTTTCAAAAAATGGGAAAGTTGCTCAAGTTTTTCAAAAAATGATGGACATTTTGCCAACTTTAAAGAAGGCAAAAGAAAAAATTGAAAAACCAGAGAATAATTTACTCAGTCCTATTACAGTAAATACTAAACCAAAAGTTATGACTCCAATGACTATGAAAAGTAGTCAGACTGTTGTTAATTTGCCACAAGTTGACAAAGAAAAACTTGTTTCAATGGTAAAAAACAAACAGATACTTAATAAACTGGAATCTCCTGCCAAAAATCAATATGTTTTAACTCTTCCAGCATATGAAGATGGAAAGAATGTAGATGCATGGAAAGAAAATATAATATCGGAAAAACATGCTAAAGGATTAGAACAAGAGTCTGGAAATAATGCTATAGAAGATACTGGTAGAAATTTAGAAATACCAAAAGCAGATGCTTTAGTTGCTGCTTCAAAAGGAAACAATACAAGTACATCAAATTCGCCTGTAGCAGACAGACCAACTTCAAAATTATCTCCTGTTACAACTCCTGTGAGTGAAATTAAAGCAAAACTAGAACCAACAGCAAACACTGCTGGTGGTTCTGAAGGTGCAAAAATAACAGTAATAGGAGATAAAGATAAAAAAGAAGCATCTTTAGTGGGAGAAAAAGGCGTAGAAGCAATAGGAAAGACTGAAGTACTTCCTAAGAAAGAAATAGATGATGTTACATCTGCTGCCGCTAATACACAAGCAAATGCAGCAGAACCAGAAGAGGCAGGATCTGGTGCAAAACGCGGTGGAGAGGTGCTAAAAGATATCGCCACTACTGCTATGTCTTTTATACCTGGTCTTGGAGCCGCTGCTGGTGCAATGAAAGGTCTTAAGGGACTAGGTGCTGTTGGAAAAATGGCAAATATGGCAAAAGGAATGGGTGGTAAATCACCATTATCAGCAATGTCTTCGGGTGGTGGAGGTGGTATGGGTGGAATGTTAGGAGCAGCAGGAGGTGGTGGAGGTGGTATGGGTGGAATGCTAGGAGCAGCAGGATGTGGTGGAGGTGGTATGGGTGGAATGCTAGGAGCA